GTTGACTAGGCAAACCATACGCAGATTGCGGAGGGGCATAGGACGAGTTAAAACCGCCCATAGAGCCTCCATAGCCCATTGGTTGACACATTGGTTGCGTTGGAGGATTAAACGCTCTGGCGGCACTTGACATAGCCCGTTTACCAATAACTCCACCGATACCACCCACGATCAAAAGAACAATGTCGTTCAGCATCTTGGTATAGGCTTGGTCAATCGGGGCCATGCTTTTGATTGGCTGAGTGACAAAAGTCACAGAATAGAGCAAAGCAGCAACAATAAACATGAGGATAAGTGTGACTGCAATCACAACAAACCCCCAAATTCTTACCTCAATCTCTTCAGTTGTTAGGTTTAACTTCGTCAATCTTTTTCTCCAAAATTGGTGCTACTAAGTACTCAGGGCAAGTCTGAGTGAATTGGCATCTAGGTTTTTGACATTGTTCAGCATGGAAGTTGTCTGGGTTTTGGCAAAAATAGCGATATTTCTCATCACAACCATGTAGCATAAAAGCTACAAATACAAGTAAGTACTTCATTTACCAAGACCAACCTTTCCAAGTAGAAGATTGACAATTCTGTCAGACAGATCATCAGGTAAGAACTTCAGAAAACCCAAGAAATACAAAGCCACCACCCCGTAAACGAAGATTTTTAAGCACAAGTCAAAGGTCTTTTGATACTCATTCACCGACCACACCTTCTTGTTGCTTCACAGAATGTCATCAACTCATTTACACCAATAAATACTAGAAACAACACAAAAAATATTCCACCGATTGCCAAACCAATCTCTAGTTGTTCTTGCTCTTTCTGCTTGGCTTCTTTCTCTGCCTTCTTCAATGCACTTATCTCTTTAGCATCTGCCAAGTCCATCTCTGCTTGACGGGCTTTAATCTTGTTCCAGACATCTATCTTTCCTGTCTGCATAAACAGCATCTTGAGTTCTTCTTCAAACGCTCTAGCCTGTTCTAAAGCCATTTCAATCTGCAAAGCCGTACCCATGTTTGAGCCTTTGCCTGACTGTTTAGCTTGAAGCATTGCTTTTGTAGCTACAGACTTAGCGTCAAATAGCTTACCAATCATGGGCGCAAGTGAGCCTAGGTCATTGGCAACATTAGCCGCCTTCTTGACCATGCTGATAGCGGATTGAATTCCCGCTAGAGCCGTTATCGGATCAATCATTTCTTTCTCTCCCACTTAATGCAAACAACCTTTCGGTTGTATACATCACCAGTCCAAGTCCACTTAATACATCGGTACTCTATGGTTGCCGCCAAGAGAAAGGCGATCACGGAAATGCCCAAACAATAATATAACTACAATAAATGACAAAACAAACAATACAGAATGCCGCAACAAATGCTTCGGCAAAGTCTCTCATTGCTGTGGAGGGTTCATCATGGTGCTTAACAGACCACGAGTGTAATAAGATGGTTGAGGGCCAGGTGTTGTGCCTGTCAATAAACCACTCATTGCTTTTTCAGCAGATTGTCTACGAATCATTGCTTGCAATTTGTCTGCACCATAACCTGCGGCAGCAATTGGTATTGAATACTTCAAAGTCTCTGGACTACCAACACCAAAACCAACCGCACCACCAGTAATCAATTGACTACGTTGTGGATTGAATTTAGCCATTAAGGTCAACAGAGGGTCTAAAGAACTTCCTTTTGCAACTGCTTTAATGGCATTTTGCTCATCTTTGCTAAACAAATTCATCTTGTTTTTGTTGGCAGCAAGACCAATAAACCCTTGGCGAATCAACTCACTCTCAGATGCACTTGGATTCAAGGCTTTTGTTTCTGCAACATTTAAGATGTTATCAAGAGTTGAGGCACGACTTAGGTTTCTAAAGTCTTTACGGGCTTCCATGATTGTCTTAACGGCAACATCAATTCCACCCGCACCAGACACTACATCTTTGGGAGACAAGGCGGCAACGTGTTCATCAATGCTATCAACCATTTCACTTGCAAGTCTACGAATGTTTTTATCTGGATTGCCTTTTAAGTTATTTGCCAATCTACGCATCTGCTCAACATTGTCAAAAGTAATGTTTCCACGCTGAAGGATGCTTTCATATTTGTTCAAAATGTTGGCAACAGGTGCGGCATTCTCTGGAATGTAATCAACAGCATCTAAACGAGCTTTAACTTTGTCAACAAGGCTTGTGGCATTTCTACCAGATATTTCAATTCCCTGATCGCTTACTTTTGTGTAAGCACGAGTAGCCCTTTGCTGAACATCAGCCATCGTAGTAGTTGGTTGTTTGCCTGTAGCAAGTCGCCCTGCAAAGTCACCAGTAGCCTTACCAACAGCACCTGAAACGCCTAAAGCGGCAATCGTAGCCGCCATGTCGCTACCAGTTATTTCTTTGGTTATCTCTGCTACAGGTTGTGCAACCATAGGAGCAACAGTAGCAGCAGGAAGTTGACGAACTAAATCAGCACCAAAGACAGATTGTGGTGCGATTCCCGCCAAGGTAGCCGCTGAGGACAATGCTTGCATACCAACTTGTGCCGCCCGTTCAGCACCAGTTTCAGGCTGTGGTACACCAAGTTGTGTCATACCCTTGCTTTGCTCTTTAGACAAGTAAGGCATTCTTTTTTCTGATCCAACAAGGTTTGCACCAACATTGACTGCGCCACTCAAAAAGTCAGTAACCATATTTGATGGAGAAGAAACACCTGTAACTACAGCACGAGTAGCTAAACCAAGTTGTCGTCTAAGTAAATCACCTAAACCTAGCTCTTTTGGAGCTTGAGCAGTAGGTGGAGTTGCAGGTTGGGCAGAAGGTTGTCCCTCACCTAAACTAGCCTTAATCTTTGCTAAAGCGTCTTCTTTTGATAAGCCATCAGGCAATTCATAAGATGCGCCTTTGTATTCATAAACAGTCGCCATGATGCTTACCTTTAGTCTAGTTTAATAGGGTTTTGTGCAGTACCAACCGCAGGGCCATAGTAAGGGTCTACACCTTGTGACTTACGTCTGCTGTCAATGCGTTTCTGAGCATTTTCACGAGCTTTTACAGTAGCCTTAACAAAGTCATTAAGTGCTTGCATAGTAACAGTTGTATCGTATTTACCATAAGCCGCAATAAGTTCATTAGCAAATCGCAATACGTCTTTGTCTGTTTGAACGCCTTTAGCCGCATCTGTTTTTAAGTTGGTTGCCGCTTGAACAGCACGTTCCAACTCAGCAAATCTCTGACTTTCAGGAGTAGAGTTACCTGCCGCATTCTGAGCTTGATACCTTAAATTCCTTACAGGGCCAAGTTCTAATGAAATCTTTCCAGTTTTAGGATCAGGAGTCAAAGATGCAATAGCAGGAGCCAATGAATCCTCACGGGCTTTTAATGAATCAACTAATTCAAGTTCTTTGTCTTCTTCTTTTTGTAGAGAAGGAGCAAGAACTTTAGGGCCTTTTAAAGAATTTGCAAACTCTTTTAAATCTCTTGCAGAATCAATCCTCATTCGAGCAATTTCTTTAGCGGTTGCACCCGCTGTAGCAGCCGCTTCAATCTTTGCATCAGCCAAAACTTTAGCTCTTTCAAGAGCAGCATCAGCCGCAGTCTTAGCCGCTTCAACCTTAGCTTGATTAGCCGCATCTGATGCCGCAGTTCTAGCTTGTGTGGCCTCTGTTCTGCTTGCAGATGCAGTCAAAGCTGCAATAACTCTATCTGGAGAACCATACTTAGTTAATACGGCAAGAACATCCTCTTGTGTAGCACCTTGAGGTAACTTAGACAACTCATCACGCAACTTTGTTTCTTGGTCAATAGACAATTGAGTCTTAGCAGCAGTCGCCAAAGATGATTGTTCAGCCGCCCGTCTTTGTTGTGTTTGAGCCATCTCACTCTGTGCTTGACGAGCATATTGAGCCAATGCCATAGCACCTTGTTGGTCACCAGCTTGTGCCAACATCTGAGCGCCTTGTAGGATCGACTCAGGGTTAGTTTGGTCTATCTGTTTAGCAATAGCATTTCTAGTGCTAATCAACTGTAACTGTGGGTCTTGAACACCCAAAGCACCGCCAATTGCAGTACCAAGACCTCTAGCACCACCATAAGTTAATGCCGCACCACGAGATGCGGGGTCTAGTTGAGCAAGGGAAATACCCTCATTCATCGCACCAACACGTTGTTGCTGACCATACATTTCAGGGGTTAGACCGAATAAACCCGCTACTATATTTTCTGCCATGATGAATCCTTAAGAAAATAAGCCACCAATTGCTTGCCCAAATGCGGGAGAAGCACCTAGTCCACTTAGTAGTGTTGAATAGGGGTTAGTTGTTGCTGCATTACCAGTAGCCAATCGAGTACTAAACTCAGCACCCGACAAGCCTAAACGACCCACATTAGCACCTGCTTGAGCCGCTTGTTGACCAAGAGCCGCACCCATTGTCAAAGGTTGTTGTGCCAATTGCTCCAAGCCTTGCACTTGTCCCAAAGCAGTCGTGTAAGGCGCATAAGCGGCTTGCTGACCACCATAGTATTGACCCATAGCTTGTGAGCCTTGACCCAATAGACCCGAACCAAACAAGACGTTTTGCTGACCATACTGTTGAGCATTAGCCGCCAATTGAGCCTCTTGTTGCGCTCTAGCGTTATACAGAGCTTGCAGTTCAGGAGTAGTAGCACCCAAAGTACCACCTTGAGCAACTGCCAAACCACCACGACCTTGTTGTTGCAGTCTGTTTTGCAGATTAGCCAACTCTAATTCACGACCAGGTTGCAATAAAGCCATCTGTTGATTGAGATAGTTCTGTGCAACATCTTGAGGATTTTGAGCAATATATTGATTGCCAAGGTTAAACAAGTTCTGTGCGCCTGTTTGCAAAGGAGCAAACTGTGCTTGTGCGCCTTCTGCTTGCTGTAAACCTTGTTCAGCCAACGCTACAAATCTGTCTTGAGCATTCTTAGCTTGTGGGTCTAATGTGTAACCTGCACTAATCAATTGACCTGTTACTGGATCGACTTGGAATTGTGAAGTGCCAAAACGAGTAGTCATGCCAACAGGTCTGAAAGCAGCCGCTTGTTTAGCAGCAGCAGTCTCAGTATCAATCATCTGTTGCGCTCTTTGAGCCGCTTCACGAGATGTTTGTTGTTGGAGAAGACCCGCACCAGTAGTCAAGCCACCTGATAACAAAGCAGCAATCTGAGCCGCAGTTAAACCCGCTTTTACCAAGTCAGCAACAGGAGGAATAATAGGAGGAATTACTGGTGGAACTACAGGGGGTACAACTGGAGGCACGACAGGCGGAACAACAGGCGGCACTACGGGTGGTACAACGGGTGGTACAACGGGAGGAACAACAGGTGGGACAACAGGTGGAACAACAGGTGGAACAACGGGTGGCACTATTGGCGGCACTATTGGAGGAATAAAAGTAGGTGTAAACGCACCAGCACCCGCATTTAAGAGTTCAGCATCAGCCGCTAATTTAGCAGCCACCGACTCAGCAGTAATACCACCTGCCGCACCAGTAAGAACACCACTACCGCCTGTTAGGTTTGTCAATGTACCTGCTAAAGCACCAGTAGTTAAAGAGTTAGCAAGAGCAGTTGCTCCTGCAGTACCACCTGCACCACCAAGAGCCAGATCAAGTTGAGCAAGTTCAGCCATTGTTAAGCCAGTAGTGCCAACAGTAGCCGCACCAGTAGCAGCCCCACCGCCACCAAACAAACTTTGAAATCCACCACCTAGTCCACCAAATAATAGGGCAGAACCAAGTGCAAACTCTTTTAGACCACTTTTAACTTCTTGTTGCGTACCAGTTTTCTCTACTTCACCAGTAGGTGTGTATTGGGTATACGATCCACCAGCCCTGTTATCAGTAGCTTTGTAGGTAATAACATTTTCAATACCACCAACTTGCTGATCCATGCCAGAACCAGTTACTTGATAAACAGGCTGAACAATGGTATCTCCAAGGGTTACTGTTTGACCTTGGGGAACAGTCTCTGCTACCCGAGAAACAACCTCACCAACATCTAACCCAACAGCCGTAGCCATTTGAGCAGGAGAGACTCCGTATTGCTCCATAGCCCCAACAATCTGGGCATCAGTCATGCCTGGATTAGCAAGCAGAAAATCTACAATTTGTTCACTAGTTACAGCCATGATTGCTCCTTATTGTGGCTCAACAGGCCAAGTAATAGTCCAAGGGAAACCGCTTTGCAAAGGAACATCTCTCAATGCTTGGCAGTAATCTTTCCACTCTTGTGATGGAGTCATATCGCTACGAAATCTCCAATCAGTTTCTGTTAGTTTATCATCACGGGTCTGACGAACACTCTTAGCCTGTTCAGCATCCTTCTGAGCCTTGTAAGCAGTCTCATGCTCAATAGCAGATGTGACATTGCCCGTATCATCTGTAGTATCGGTAAAGACAGGGCCAAGCACATACTTTGTGTACCACTTGCCATCAATTTGCTCAACACCAGATGCTTGAGAATATTGGTAAACAGTACCACCAGTAGCTTGTTGGCCTTCAAAAACTACATCAGCACCCAAAGCCTCTAAGACCTCAGTTGTTGTTCTGTCCCATGATGGGCCACCATTGGCTTTTGTGTATGCACGAAATTCTGCTTCGTACATTACTTGTCCTGTTTGTGTTCTGATTTGCATGATGATTCCTTATGCGATAGCCAAAAAGATGTATGTTCCACCACTTGCATTGATGGCGGCTGGCGCAGTTGAACTAAGTTCAAACCCTGCGCTGTAAGTGTCGATGTAGTCTGTAGATGTTACTTCTGCGGCTGTGCTGTTTAAGAGCAAGTAAGGGTCATTGCCAGCAATAATTCCTCTGGCTGTATCCCAAACATACCAATCACCAGTACTGTCAGTACGTTTAATTAGGACAAACCTAGCACCTGCTGTGAAGCCACAGTTGACTTGAAGTGTTGTTCCTGTACCTGTGTATGAGCCTACTTTAGAAACACCAGCGCAAGTGGAAAATAGATAGGCAACATAAGTTGCGGCAGAAGTATTGACCTCTGTCGCAGTTCCAATGCTAAAAACAGAAGTTGTTGGCGTTGTACTGTTCCAGCGTGTAGCACCTGTTGCTTTAGCGGCTGTGGTATTTAAAACAACATATTCTGTATTTGCCAATGCACTTGCATATACTTGCCATGCTGTTGCCCCAGAACGCCCTTTTACAATCATTAACTCAGGCACAACACCAAGATTGTGCGTAAAAGTCGTTGCACTTCCCGTCCCTGTATAGCAAACCTCATCAAAGAAGCTAGGGGCGCGTCTGAACATCCACGACAGTCTGTCAGTGCTGACTCCAGAATTGTTGTAATAACCTTCCTGAAAATCATATTGCGCCAAAGTGGATGCGCTTGCTTCAGTCGCAGTTGAATTAGTAAGAAGGTATTTTCCTTGCAACAGACGTGACGAATTGTACCTATCGCTTATTCCTGACCTTTCCGTATATATTGCCATATCAACAGGGAATCCAGCATCAAACCAAGGCGTTGTCGCTGTTGCAAAACCTGCTGTGTAAACACTTGTCCCACTCGTAGGCACTTTCATCGGGCCTCTGCGAATGGCTATGTAGATGTAGGTGTCTCCGCTAATGTTCCAATTGGGATTGGTTGTTGCAATTTGAAAGCCTGTTGCGGTAGCTTGTACAAAAATACTTACAACTTCCGCATTAGCATTATCTGCGGATAAAACGCCATCGCTTGTCTGGCCAAGTCCTCGCATATTGTCGCCAAGCACCCATCCCGCAGTTCCAGAGCCAGATGGCGCAGCGCTTCTTTTAATTAGTAACCATTGAGGTTCATATCCAAGTGTTACTGTTGGGCCAGTTGCAGACCCGTTACCTGTATAAGACCCACATGAAATCACATTGTCTGTACCAGCCAGACCAAAGCCACCAGCGTCATGGGCGAAGATGTAAGCCACATAAGTTCCACTAGAAGCATTAACAGTTGCGTCAGTTCCAACAGAAAAAACTGTGCTTGTTGGAGTTGTTGAATTCCATCGAGTTGCACCAGTAGCTTTTGCTGCCGTACTGTTTAACACCAAATATTCTGTATTGGCTAATGACCTGTGGTAAACCTGCCAATCACCTGTTGTGTCTGTGCGCTTGACAATAATACAAGCGGGAACTGAGCCAAGATTGTGAGCAATTGTTCTATTTGCACCAGTTCCAGTGTAAGTCACAACATCAAAGAACTTTGGTTGCTCTCGGAATGTCCATGAGGCGTAGGCTTCTGCGTTGGTGTTACTTCGAGAAGTTCCCAAGGTAAAACCATTAGAATTAAATGCTGTGACACCTGTATTTCCAGAAAGACTAGAAGCGCTTGTTAGGTTTGGGAATAGAGCGTTTGAAACACCTCTTGAGGTGTCCCAAATATGATGGTTGTCAACTGGGGTTCTTCCTTTTGCCCACACCATCCCACCTTTACCCAACAGGTTAATGCCATTAGGAATATTCAGCCCTAATGCGCCAGTTCCTGTATAAAGGTATGTGCTAAACACATCCTCAATGTACTGAGGAACAACAGGAACACCACCACCAAAGGCATCGTAACTAGCCGCACCAGAAGTTGCTTGTAATGGCATGGTTTAAGCCTTAAATTGTGTGTTGCTTGCCAAGACTGTAAAAGTCGCACTACCTGTCTTGATAATCAAATAACGATAGCTATCAATGCCACTAGCATTTCCCGCAGTAGGCGCACCGCCTAACCACCTAGTCGTAACACCCGATGTAGTGCCATCAACTTGAACCACGTTGTTGTAGTAAGCAGTTGCACCATTAGTCACCAAGAAAGCCACAGTCATTGATTGACCTGTACTCATCAAAGTATCCAGTGAAGTACCGCTAGAGCCTCTGAAGTTAACTGTCCAGTTAGCAGATGCGTTACTTGTGTAATACAAAACAGACTGAGTTGTAATGTCGTAAGCAATCGTGCCAGTTGCCGCAGTTGCAGATACTGTTGCCACTTCAGCCGCATCGTTTAAAACAATGGCTTGGGCTGAGGAAGTTCCTGAGAATGTCTTAGTAGCTGTAAAAGTCTGCGCTGTATTAAGACTTGCAACATCGGTAAGTGTGTTACTACCAAAGGCTATCGTCTTATTTGTAAGCGTTGTTGTGCTTGTTGCCGTGACAACATTGGTAGGGGTGATAATTCCAGATAATGCTACTGTAGCCATGTTTTACTCCTTATTGTGGCTCAACAGGCCAAGTAATATATTGAACCCATAATGTTTTTGATTCATCCCAAAAATACACTTTGCCATCTGTCGGCATTGGTGTTGGGGCATCCCACAAACAAGTTTCTTCATTTAAACCCCATGATGGGAATGGTTGTGGAGGAATAAACGCATCACGAACAACATCGTATATGTAGCCAATGCCAGCGTAATTTTTACGCAGTGGTCTGCCTTCTGGGTGTTGACCACCATGCGTATTGTATGAAGTTTGAACCCAACCTGTGCCAAGCAAACCAGAATCAATAACATCCTGCTCCGCCACAATAACTTGTGTGACTATGCCGTTTTCTACTTGTGCAAAATGTGCCATGTTGTTTCTCAAAATGTAATTGAACCTGAAGAAGTCCATCGGTAGATTCTATTACCACCTGACACAGTAATTGTGGGTGAACCTGTAGTTGATGTAGCGGCAGCAAAAGTATCTGCGTAACTAATTATTACAACGCCAGACCCGCCGTTGCCGCTAGCGTTGTAAACAGAGCCTACGTCAGTAAAAGAACCACCGCCTCCACCCCCGCCTAGATTTTCTGTACCATTACTTCCTGCCGCATTAAAATTAGCGTTACCACCGCCGCCTGTACCGCCTGTTCCCGCAGAAGTTCCAAGAACCTCGCCACCGCCACCGCCGCCAGCATAAGTGACAGAAGTGCCTGTGATAGAAGAAGCAGAACCATTGCCACCATTACCTCCAGCAGTTGCTCCTCCTGTAGCTCCAACAGCACTAGCACCACCACCACCACCACCCGCACCATTTACATTTCCACCGCTCCCAGTGCCTCCATTATTGCCTTGCCCAGCAGTTCCAGTTCCCCCAGTAGTTGTTTCCCCGCTAACAGATATAGTACCGCCACCGCCGCCACTACCCCCACTTAAACCATTGTTGTCGCCTTGTCCATAACTGCCGCCGCCGCCGCCGCCCGAAGATGTTATGGTAGAAAAAACTGAGTCATTTCCAGTTGTACCTTTTCCAGCTGCCCCAGCCGCCCCAGCAAAACGACCTGCGCCTCCAGCACCAACAGTTACTGTGATAGCGACTCCAGAAGCTACAGCAAAACCTGAAGCGGTTCTAAATCCTCCTGCACCGCCGCCGCCGCCGCCAATTTGACCAGCACCGCCACCACCAGCGACTACAAGGTATTCAACAGATGTCGGTTTTGGCCCAACTGGTTGAACTCTTCGCACAGGCAAACCACCCAGACCGCCACCCACCACGGGAAAATCTGGCGATACGCCAACAACACGTTGAACTGCTTTAGGAGGCAGTCCTCGGTTGTTCTGCATTCCGTAGGTATAAGGCATCGTTAACTTAATTAGAAGTTGGTGAATTCAGCTCGGAACACAATACCGCCAGCTAATGCTACTTGAGAGCCGACATAGATGCGATCACCAGCTTCAAGACGCAGAGGGGTTGTCTCTGTGTACAAATTAAATGTGGTTTCTGGAACAGCTGTAGTGGTTGCCATTGTGTAGGCAGCCATCAGTTCAGAATCGATTAGCCGTTGCGTAGTGCCACTGTCTTTGCTGATAAAAACCACCAGTGAGGAAGCTGTGACAGTTGCTCTGGGTATCGCTGTCAAGCGAGTCAGGATTGCGCCATCCGAGCCAGCCGTGACCAGCAAAACTGTGTTAGATGGAGTGTCGGTCAGCGTTGCAACTGCTGTGACAACAGCCGTAGCCGTTTTGGGTGTTTGTGCGAATGGGGCTGTAAAAGTGTTTGCCATAATGATTCCTTAAAAAGAAAGAGCGATTGCCTGCACTTGTGCAAGTGAGGTGTTGTTGGAGAACGGGGTTGCAGCAGGGAAGTTGGTAAACGTATTGGAGTTGTAGTCCATCGTCTTGTTGGTAAGAGTTTGAACTCCCGTAAGTGTTACAGCAGTTCCACCATTACCACCAACCTGTGCGGCAACATTCCATCCATAAGTTGCGCCTGTATAAATTAGCGTAACAGTTGCACCTGTAATATCGCAAACTAGCGTGTCGCCAGCAGTGTTTCCAGCAATTTTAATAAGTGCTGTAGGGTCAACTGTTAGATTGTTTGTTCCCCATTGGCTAAGAGAATCAATAACAATAACAATATCTCCTACTGAAGGAGTTGTAGGTAAAGTGACTGTAAAAGCACCACCAGTTGTATCTGTCAGAACAC